CCCGTACATTCGTAACCATCTTAAAAAACAACGTGCTTTATTTCGGTTGGCGCGTTGTTTGTTTTCGTGAATTCATGAAGTCAATCGCAGATTCTGTTTATCAAGAATTTGTTGACGAAATAAGTCGTTGCAATGAAGATTCTTACTTTGAAATATTACGCGGTGAAATACGTTGTAAACATTCTGGCGGTGTCATTAAGTTTGACGGCTTAAAAGGTAACGAACAAAAAGTAAAAGGTTATTCCGGTTTTGATGCTGCTTTTGTTGAAGAAGCTGAAAACGTATCTGAAGAAAGCTGGAAAATGCTTATCCCCACACTTCGTAAAGAAGGTTCTGAAATTTGGGTTGCTTATAACCCCGATGACCCGTTATCGGCTACGCATAAAAAGTTCGTTACTGAACGCCAATATCCTGATTATATTCTTGACCAAAAAACTGGTTTAGAAAAAAGATATTGTATTGTTAAACAAATAAATTATACCGAAAACCCAAGGTTTCCAGAAGAATTAAGAATTGATATGGAAATCATGAAAGAAAACGATTACGAAATGTATCGGCATGTTTATTTAGGCGAACCTGTTGGGAATAGTAATTTAGCGATTATAAAACCTGTTTGGGTTCAAGCTGCTATTGATTCGTTTGAAAGATTGGGTATTATCGCATCCGGTGAATTGTTCGGTGGTTTTGACGTTGCTGATGAAGGCCCTGACTTTAATGCTGAGGTCTACCAGAAGCAAGGCGAGGTTAAATTCATTAATGAATGGAAAGACCAAGACCCGAACACAGCGGCCCGCAGGGTTTACGCCAATGCGTATAAGAACCGAGTGCATACGGTTCATTATGATACAATCGGTGTCGGTGCTGGCGCTAAAGGTGCTATACGCGAACAAATAGAAACTGACTTGCAACACATTAAGTTAAGAATACCTAATTTTGTTGGCTTTACTGCAAACGCATCTGTTTATGCACCTACTGAAGAATATGCAGAAGGTAAAACAAATAAAGATATGTTTGCCAATATTAAAGCACAAACCTGGTGGCTGGTTGCAGACCGGTTTAAAAATACATACGACGCTTTAAACGGCAAACCTTTTGACCCTGATAAATTAATTTGCATACCTTCGGCATTACCGTTAGGCTTACGAAATAAATTAATGTTTGAATTGGCACAGCCGCGCCGAGAATTTGTTTCAGGTAAATTCAGAGTCGAATCGAAAGAACGCATGAAAAAGCGCGGTGTACGGTCGCCAAACTTAGCAGATGCTTTTATAATGTCATTTTCACCGCTATCTGCTGAAAGTGAATTTAATAAACATTTAACGTAGGTGTTTAAAATGTCAGATAATTCTGAAGCCAAATTGTTTAATTTAGACAGCCTAAGTAACGTAATGTTAGGTATTGGCACACGTAACGACCCTATGAGTTTTAATAAAATTAAGACTCGTTATTTATTGGATAAACAAACAATTGAAAATCTGTATGTCGGTAACGGCATTGCTGCATTAATTGTAAATAAAATTCCTGAAGAAATGACAAGGGCTGGTTTTCAGGTTGATGGTATTTCAGAAGAAAACAAAAAGCGTTTAGCTTCTGATTTAGAAACGCTTGATGTTATGCGTAAGTTTCGTGAAGCAGTTACGTTTAGTCGGTTGTATGGCGGCTCTGTAATTGTATTTGGTTTGGACGATGGCCGTACATTAAGCCAGCCGTTGAATACAGAACGAATTAAATCTGTTGACTTTATGCGTGTTTATGACCGGCATCAAATCAGCGAATATCAGCGCGAAACTAACCCGCGTGACCCTAACTACGGTCGGGTTAAGCTGTGGGCAATCACACCTGAGCGCGGCATGATGTACTTGGTTCATTACAGCCGTATTCAATTTTTCGATGGTGAAATTTTACCTAACCAACTGCGTGAACAAAATAATGGTTGGGGTAAGTCAGTGCTTCAGGATTGTTATGACGAAGTAATTCGGGTGACAGGCTCGCATGATTTTACGTTGCAAGTTTTGAACCGGATTCAGCAGGCCATTCATGGTATGAAAAACCTTTCGTCTACTTTGGCCCAACCAGGCGGCGAAGCGATTATTGCAAAACGTCTGCAAACTGTAGATATGACAAGAAGTGTTTTAAATACTATTGTAATTGACGCTGAAGAAACTTACACAATTGAAACACAATCGTTGTCCGGTATTAAAGATGTTTTAAAAGAATTTGTTGCATTGTTAGCCGCAGTAAGTGGTTATCCTGCTTTTGTATTAGGCCAAACTTTAGGTGGTATGAATTCTACCGGCGATAAAGAAGCTAAAGTTTGGTATGAAAAAATTGAAAGCGAACAAAACTTTATTCTTAAAAAGCCTTTAGTTTTCTTATTAAACATTTTGTTTAATATCTATGGCGAAGCGTCTAACGATTGGGATATTAAATTTAACCCGCTGGCTGCTTTAACTGAAAGCGAAAAAGCTGACATTATTAAAACCAAAGCAGAAGCATGTGAAACTGCTATTAATGGTTTAGCTGTTGCTGTTGACAATGGTTTTGTAGAACGACTTGAACTTAAAGACAAATTAAGCGAACTGCTGGAAATGGATATTACATCTATGCCCACAGAAGTACCGAAAGCAAAGTTGACAGAAAATACTGAGCCTGCTAATAATACACAAAATAAAGAGGGTTCTAACAATGCCTGAACGTTTTGACTTTTCAACATTTAAAAGAGCCAATAAAACTGACGAAGGTTTTATTGAAGATACGCCGGTTTTAACCCGCGTCGGTATCTTTACTTATATGAATGCTGACGGTTCTTTGCGTAAAGAATTCAGACCGCACGACGAAGTTTTTAACACTGACTCGCTGACTTCTTTACGTGGCAAGCCTATCACTGTTGACCATCCTGATAACGGGGTTGATTCAACAAATGCAAAATATCTTACGGTAGGTACAGTATTATCAGAAGGTCGCAGAGATGGTGATTTGTTGCAGGCTGACATTGTAATACATGCGCCTGATGATATGGGAGACCGCCGCGAACTTTCATTAGGATATTCACTTGATTTAGATGAAACGCCAGGTGAATTTAATGGTGAAAGATATGATGCAATTCAAAGAAATATTCGCTACAATCATCTTAGCGTTGTTAAAAGAGGTCGCGCAGGTTCGGTAGCTCGCCTTAATATGGACAATTGCCAAGTTTTTGAAAATCAACCGGAGATACCAAAGATGCCAAAAATTCGTTTGGATAACGGCATTGAGTACGAAGTAACGCCAGAAGTGCAAGCCGCTTTTGATGCAATTCGTAACGACAATGCTGAATTAAAAACAAAGTCCGAATCTGCACAAGCTGTTGCCGATGGTCTTAAAAGTCGCGTAGACGGATTTGCTTCTGAGTTAGAAAAGGCTCGGAACGATGCAGTTGTCGCGGCAAAAGCCCGTATCGAACTTGAAAAAACTGCCGCAGTTTTTAATGTTGACTGTGACGGTAAAACAGACGTTGAAGTTAAAACAGCGGTGATTAAGGCTATTCACGCCGATGCTGATTTAACTGGCAAGTCCGAAGCTTACATTGACGCACGTTTTGACGTTGCTGTTGAAAGTAAAGAAAGCGATGGCATTGCTAAACAACGTCAGGCTGCTTTTAATGCAGACGCAAATAACAAAGATGGCAAAGAACAAAAAACTTTAACATCTTCTCAAAAACGTAGCGATATGATTGCCGGTTACGGTAAATCTGCCGATAATAAGTAAGGGGTGTTAAAATGAGTCAAACGGCTTATTCTTTATATCAAAGCGCCGCTTTTGCCGGTATGTTGGCTGACATTTCAGACAATGACATTATTTCAATGTCTGCTGAAGCTGCTGATATTCCATTTGGTAAAGCGGTACGGTTGGGTACTAACAAAGAAAAACAGGTAATTCAATCAAGCACTGCGGTCGGTCAAGGCGCGTTGATTGTAGGTTTCTCAATTGCCAGTCATACTGTTGAACAAAGTTCAGCGGGCGTTGCTGCGTACCCACGTTACAGCGCAGTTAACGTATTGAAGCGCGGTCGTTTTTGGGTTGAGACTCAAGACGCCGTTACTGCCGGTACTGTTGCAAACTTCCATCTGGCAACAGGTAAGTTCACAGATGAAGCGGTTGCTGCCGGTATCGAAGCAATTACACAGGTTTCGGTTCGTTTTGTGACCGGTACTACTGGCGCAGGTTTAGCTATTGTTGAGGTTAAATAATCATGCCAAAGCGTAATGATAGTCGTCCTTTTGACGAAAACGAAAAGCGTTATTTAGACGCTACTAACAAATTCAATACCGACGCCAACGAAAGTATTTTCTTTGCCCGCGAATTGGAACATATCAAATCCAACACGTATGACGTCAAACGTCCTATGCTGTCAGCGCTTGATTTGATTCCCCTGGACACTTCAGCCGGCGAAGGTGCCGAGTACATCACATATCGTCAGTACGATACTGTGGGCATGGCCAAAATCATTGCAAACTACGCAAACGATTTGCCTCGTGCTGACGTTGTGGCCCGCGAATTTAGTTCGCCGGTTCGTGGTATTGGTAACTCTTATGGTTACTCAATCCAAGAAATTCGTGCGGCTAACATGGTCGGTAAGTCTCTTGATGCGCGTAAGGCTACCGCTGCCCGTCGTTCACAAGACGAAAAGATGAACCAAATCGCATGGTCTGGTGACGCTGAATACAATTTGCCTGGTTTCCTGAACAACGCAAACATTCCGACGTATACTGTTCCTGCTGACGGTACTGGTTCTACCAAAACATGGTCTACCAAAACTGCTGACCAAATTTTGCGCGATATGAACGCCATGTGTACTGCACCGTCAGTTACCACAAAAGGCGTCCATAAAGTTACAGAACTTTGGTTGCCGTTACAGCAATACTCTTACATTGCTCAAACACTGCGGTCAACAGCGTCTGACCTGACTATTTTGGAAGCGTTTAAACGCGGCAATCCAGATGTGTTAGTTCGTTCTGTTGTTGAGTTAGAAGGCGCTGGCGCTGCCGGTGCTAACCGTATGGTTGCTTTAGAGCGTACTGCTGAAAACTTCCAACTGCAAATGCCAATGCCGTTTACACAACATTCGGTACAGCAAAAAGGTCTGGAATTCGAAGTACCTTGCGAAAGCCGTATGGGCGGTGTCGTGGTTTACTACCCGTTAGCGTTTATCTTCGGTGACGGTATTTAAATAAAACAAATAAGGCGGTTGTAAAATACCGCCTTATTCTAATAATTAAAAGGTAATCAAAATGGCAAAATACGTTTTAGACAATCAATCACAACGTTTGATTCACGTTCCTTTATCAGTTGGTGCCAATGACAGCATTACTGTTGTTCCTGGTACTGTTCAAACTGTTGAAGTTTTGAAAGAAAACGACCAGTTTTTTAAAGCTACTGTTAAAGACGTACCTGGTTTAAAAGTGTTTACTGAAGCTAAGTACGCCGAATATTTAAAAAGTAAAGCGGCTATGGAAGCTGTTTTAACTGACGACGAGCCTGATACCACTGATACCGCCGCACCGGCTGCTGATGTACCTGCTGTACCGGCCGCACCTGCTACTGCTTCTGCTGACGGTTGGGTTCGTTAATATGGAAGCGCTTGAATATTTAAGAATTCATGCAACTGAATTTAGCGACTTATCTGACGAATTGATAACGCCTATGATTTCAAGCGCGACCATGCTTGCTATAACAACCGGCCTGGACAGTGAAAAGTCTAATCTTGCTATCGGTTTGTATGCTGCTCATTTATTATGGTTGCAGCGTTACCAGACAGGGGGTAGCAGAGGGCCGGTTACTTTTGACAGGGATGATAAAGCGTCACGCAGATATGCTACTGTGAAGGACGCTGACACGTTTTTAGGCCAATCGCAGTACGGCATGTTATACATGCAAGTAGCTGGCGGAAATTTTAACGTCGGAATTATGACAAGGTTCACCAATGACGCTAATTATTGAAGATGGCACAACAGTTGCAGATGCTAACTCATATTGCGATTTAGACTACATCAAACATTATTGCGTCAGTCGGGGTTTAGAGTTACCGCCTAACGACACTGCTATTGAAAACGCCGCTGTAATGGCAATGACTTACATTGAAAGTAAGTCTGATAAATTCGACGGCCATTGCGCCGAAAAAGCTCAGGCGCTGGCATACCCACGTAAAAACGCTATTTACAATGGCTATCTTCTCGGGGTAGCTGAAATTCCAGAAATGCTAAAAAAGGCGCAAGCTCATGCAACTTTTTTAGTAACTG